AAGATGGCTAAAAGCGTATTTCTCCAGCAAATGAAGAGACAATACCCATTCTTTATATCACAATTTGATAGTTTTGATTCATCCGTAGCTATTCTCAAGAATAAAGGTATGCTATTCGAAGCTAAAGAAGAAGTATATGATAAAGATTATTATAAATTTTCTGATGAAGGAGTAAGAAGAGGAACAGATGCAGAGTTAGAAAAAATGGGCATCGATTCTACTAGACCTGGAAATATAAGTAAAGAAGATTTAGCAAAAGCTAAAGAAACAGCATTAAAAAATTTACGTAAAGATCCATTATATTATCTAAACCTTATATCTGGAGATTCATTACATGTCGATAAACATGATAAACCAGTTGAATATAAAAAAGGTAATGAAAAAGATGTATTCAATGGTATGAAAAAAGCTGAACTTAAAGAAGAAGTATCAGGTGAAGCTACTCATGAACAGAAGAAAGAAGTATTAGAAAACGCAGTACATGCAATTAAACAAGTATTTCCAGAATTAACTAGAGATATTTTTAAATCTTTTATAGATACTCATTATACCGACCTTTTAAACGACCCAACTATTGAAGTAGCAGATGAGTTTATGGAGTGGGCGTATATAAATGGATATATGGATAACAGACCGGAAAGCCTTGATATGGAAGAAGGAGGTAATATTGAACATAACTGTGCTAACCATGTAATGCATGAAAAGTATGGTCATGGAATATGTTTAGAAGGTAAGCATACTTTATTAGAAGACGGTACAGTAACTCATTATGATGTATTTTTCAAAGAAGGAAGCAAAACAATAGAAAATATACCAGTAAGTGAATTAAATATTTTAACTTCATCTCATCATGGTCATAAGAGAAATAAAAAGAAAAATGAAGAAGTAGAAGAGCAGATGACTGATCAGCAAATGAAAGATATCCAAAACTATGGAAAAGCTGATAAAATCGTTAAGCCTTTTAAACCAGGAGATATGTGGTCAGATGATTTTGATTACGAAGGTATGTTAGAAGCAGCTTTAAAGATAAGACTTAATACTCCTATAGAGACTATGGAAGCTTTATATTCTTCATTTGAAGATGTAAATTATCATTCTGAAAATCAACATTTAGGTAGAGCAATCGATGCTAAAAAAGAAGGAGATAAATCTGATGCTTTAGATAATTTAAGAAATTTTAGAAAAGCAGTTAAAGAAACTTTAGTAAGTATAAATGAAGGAGGAGATCCATTAAGAGATGTAGAAGAAGTAATGGGGTATAATAGAAGAGGAGAAAAAGAAGAAGAGCCTAGACCAAGCAACTATACTAAAGTATCTGAAAAGAAAGGTAAAGATCATGACGGAGATGGAGATGTAGATTCTGATGATTATATGGCTGCTAAAGATAAAGCTATTAAAAAAGCTATGGGTAAGGAGGTAAATGAAGATATAATAAAAAAAAATATTAAACACATTATTACTAAAGTATTAGAAGAGCAAACTATAAATGAAGCTGCAACTAATCAACTATCTAAATTAGCAGATGATTATCAAGACTTCAAAGGAATGCAAGTAGTAATAAATGACTTAGAAAATATTGTTACTGACGTTGAATCTTTTTACGCTAAAACTAAAGATAGATTACAAGGCGTAATGGATAAAGTAGGAGATGTATCAAATGCAGAAGGTTTAAAAGTAGGAGCATTTATTGCCCCTGCTATAGAAGCTGCTTTTAGAAAAGATTTAAGACCTGTAACTAGTAAAGGATTCACTAAAGATTTAAATATTCCAAAGGTAAGAAGAATATCTCAAGCCGATATCGATAGAGGGTATGTAGATGAATCAGAACCAAAACAAACAGTTTACACTCCAGTAAACGAAAAAAAGAAATAATATGTTCAAAGACAAAGAGATGAGAGGGTATATAGGTGCTGCCACAGTATTTTTACTTGTGATGGGCCTTTTATTATTTTTAGCTTTCTTCGAAATACCAGCAACTAATAACGATATATTCAAAGTTATTGTCGGTATGTTAGTAGGAAGTTTAACTGTAGTTATTTATACCTTCATAGGTAAAAATCCTGAGGAAGTCGAATCACTCAAAGCTAAAAATGATGCTTTAGAAGATAAAGTAAATGCTATGGTGATAGAAAAAGATAAGTTAGAAAAGCTTTTAAGAGATCTTCAAACTGAAGTAATAGATAAGTTATCTATAACAGGTGAAAAGTTCGAATTTAAAAACGCAAAAAAATAAACTATGGCACAATTATTAGTAGATGTTACGCCATTTAAACCTGTACTGAGAGAATCCAAAGAAAGACCTGGAGTATTCGAAGTAGAAGGAGTAATGCAAAGAGCTGGTGCTAAAAACCAGAACGGTAGAGTTTACGAAAAGAAATTACTTCAAAGAGAAACTAAGAAGTATATGGACGAATTCGTAAAGAATGGCAATGCATTTGGTGAATTAGATCATCCTGAATCTCCAGTAGTATCTTTAAAAAATGCTTCCCATGTAGTAAAAGATCTATATTGGAATGGAGACGATTTGATGGGTAAAGTTGAATTACTTAATACACCTGCAGGTAACATTGTAAAAGAAATAATTAAAGCCGGACACACTATTGGTATTTCTTCTAGAGGTACTGGTTCAGTACAACAGACTAATGAAGGTACTTTAGAAGTACAACCTGATTTTGAATTAGTTTGCTGGGACTTTGTATCTAATCCTTCTACTCACGGTGCATTTATGAACCCAGTAGCGTTAAATGAATCTAAAGGTAAAGTAACTAAATACGATAACTTAGATTCAATTATTAACGATATCTTAAGAGCATAATGAAACTCCAAAATATTATTTTAGAAAGCGATGAGCAACTAATGGCTGCTCAAATTAAAGCAGTTCTAGATAAAGAGTTAAAAGATGGAGAATTAAACGAAGTACTTGATCCTGTCTCTATATTAAGCTATCTACTTTTATCTAATACAGTTATTGATATATTAGGTAAATATTCTGCTAAAGTACTTAGAAAACTCAACTTAGATAAAGCAGCTGATAAAGCTGAAGCTATACATAACTGGGCTCACAATAACGAAAAAGCAATGGTTAATGTTATTGCTACTGTAATCAAACCTTTTGTAAGAGACGAAGATAAAAGACAACAAATAGCAAAAGGATTATTTATTGCTGTTCTAGCAGCATTAGGAGTACAAGCAGGAGTTGGAGCTTTAGATGCAATTAGAGGTGCAGACGTAGGAGGAGCCGCACTAGGAATGACTAAATCAGCTCTCAAAGGAAGAGATATAGCTGTAGTAGGAAAAGAAATATTGAAGGCTATCTAAGTTTTTTATAATTCTTATATATTTATATACGAATATGCAGTCACTTTATACTGCATCTATAAAAGTATAACTTTCCAATTACGATTACTAATAATCGTAGAAATCACAAACTTTTTTTTAAAATGGCAAACAAAGATTTATTTAAGCAAGCTATTGCTGAAGCCAAATCTATACGTGAGTCTGCTATCGCAAACGCTAAAGAAGCTTTAGAAGAGTCTCTTACGCCTCATTTAAAAGATATGTTAGCTGCTAAACTTCAAGAAATGGAAGATTCCAAAGTTGAAGAAGAGACAGTTAATGAATCTGAAGAAGTAGAAGAAGCAGTTGAAGAAACTGTTAACGAAACTGAAGAGGTAAAAGAAGAAACTATCGAAGAAGCTCCTAAAGAAGATGAGATGGAAGAAGGCAAGCACGAAGATGAGATGGAAGAAGCAATGGACAATGCTGACGACGCAAACGAAGCGGAGGGTGACTCAGAAGAATCTGAGGACGAAGCTCACGGCGACGAAGAGCTAGGTGATCTTACTGTTGATCAGTTTAAAGATATCATTAGAGATGTGATTGCTCAAGAAATGGAACCTGCTGGTGACGCTATCGAAGAGCCTGCTGATATGGACGCTGGGGACTTAGATGTACCTGGAGAAGATGAAGCAGAACCTGAAATGGATGGCGGAGATGAGGAAATCGATTTAGATGAACTTATCAAAGAACTAGAGACTGTTTCTGAAGAAGAAGTCAATGAAGCTCCTAAAGAAGACGAAGTCGACGAAGGGATGCATGACAAGAAAAAAGACGAAGGTAAGAAAGAAGATATGGATGAAGAAGTTAAGGAAGAAGTAGAAGAAGAAGTAGTAAATGAAGAAGTTGAACCTAAAGAAGAGAAATCTGAATTAGATCAAGCTTTAGAAACTATTGGTACTCTACAGAAAGAACTTAACGAAGTAAATCTATTGAACGCTAAATTACTTTACGTTAATAAAATCTTCAAGAGCAACGATCTTAACGAATCTCAGAAAGTAAACATTATTGCTGCTTTCGACAAAGCTGAGACAGTTAAAGAAGTGAAGCTAGTTTACGAAACTGTTTCCGAAAATGTAGTAGTAAAAGCTAAGAAAGAAACTACTATTAAGGAAAGCAAACTAGGAATGGCATCAAAGGCTACTGGAACAACTGCTTCTAAACCAGAAGTAATCAATGAAGTATCCGATACTGTTCGTAGAATGCAAAAATTAGCTGGTATAATTTAATAATTTAATTTTTTAATTTTTAGACATGGAAATCAATCAATTACTAGAAAGCTCAAACTCTTATAAGAGTATGCAAGCTGACTCTGCAAGGTTAGCTGACAAGTGGGGCAAGTCTGGTTTGTTAGAGGGTATCGATTCTGAGAAAGAAAAAGGTAACATGGCTATGATTCTTGAGAATCAAGCAAAGCAAATCGTTGCTGAAGCAAACACTACTGGTACAGGTGGTACGTTTACTGCAGGTGATGGTGAGCAATGGGCTGGTGTTGCACTTCCTTTAGTAAGAAAAGTATTCGCTCAAATCGTTGCTAAAGACTTCGTTAGTGTTCAACCTATGAATCTTCCTTCTGGACTAGTATTTTACTTAGACTTTAAGTATGGTACTGCTAAATCAGGAAGATCAGATGGAGACAATATGTACGGTAACGTTTCTACTGCTAATAGCAAAATCGCTGTTGATACAGATGCTGCTGGTGGTCTTTACGGTGCTGGACAATTTGGATATTCATCTAACCAATTTACTGGAACTGAAGCTTCAGCTACTGTTGCTGCTGCTACTTCTGCTTCTGTAGACTTCCAAGTAGGTGTTGATTTAGCTAATCACGTAACAGTGAACGTAGCTTTATCTTCTATCTCAGGATATGACGCTGAAGCAATCAGAAGTTTCCAATTAAAGGATTCTGGTTCAGTAATTAACAAGTATACAAGAGTAAACGGAAGTAACTTACAGTTCGTTCAAGTCTCTGGATCTTATGACGGAGGTGAAAATGCTGAAAACGGTAAGAATGTTCAAATTCTTTACTCTAAACAACCTTCTGATAATTCAAGAGGAGACTTCGAAGCAAGCTCAACAGCTGCTGTAGATACTTCTATTACAATTCCAGAAGTAGACGTTCAATTAAAGTCTGAGGCTATTGTTGCTAAAACAAGAAAACTAAAGGCTCAGTGGACTCCAGAATTTGCACAGGATCTTAACGCTTACCATAGTGTAGATGCTGAAGCAGAACTTACTTCACTATTAAGTGAGTATGTATCAATGGAGATCGATCTTGAACTATTAGATATGTTAATCGTAGGCGCTAGAACTACTGATAAGTGGTCAGCTGAGAATAACAAGATTTGGGATGGCTCAAACTGGAGCACTTCAACTTCTGACTTCTATAATACTCAAGGACAGTGGTTCCAAACTTTAGGAACTAAAATCCAAAAAGTATCTAACAAGATTCATCAGAAAACTTTAAGAGGTGGTGCTAACTTCATCGTTTGTTCTCCAACTGTTGCAACAATCTTAGAATCAATTCCAGGATATGCTGCTAACACAGATGGTGATGCAATGGAATTCAACATGGGTGTACAAAGAGTAGGTTCGTTAGCGAACAGATTCAAAGTATACAAGAATCCATATATGAAGGAAGAAATCCTATTAATGGGATACAGAGGATCACAATTCCTTGAAAGTGGTGCTGTATATGCTCCATATATTCCGTTAATGATGACTCCTCTAGTGTACGATCCAGAAACCTTCACTCCAAGAAAAGGTTTAATGACTCGTTACGCGAAGAAGATGATCAGACCTGAATTCTATGGTAAAGTATTTATCTCAGACTTATCTCAGATTTAATAATTACCTTATAGAGTAATAAAGAGAGGGCTTAACGGCCCTCTTTTTTTTTACTATTTATAATAGACAGCAATACTATTTATAAGAAAAATCAACTAAATGGCAAATATAGTAACGTGGGCAGGCTCTTCTACTTTTGCATCAGGACAAACTCCCTTTGGGTTTTATGATAGCGATACATCGTTTCAAGAAGATGCAGATAAAGTAGCTAAATTTTGTGCTCGAAGATTAGGATACCCTTTAATGGATGTAGAATTACAGTCGGGTAGTTTCTATGCAGCATTTGAAGAAGCAGTTACTGTTTATGGTAACGAAGTATTTCAATATAAGATAAGAGAAAATTATTTACAACTACAAGGAGCACCAACAGGAAGCTCAGTAAATAATAAAGTAGTACAACCTAAACTAACTCAACTAGTTCAAATATCTAAAAATTATGGAACTGAAGCTGGTGTAGGCGGTACTGTAACTAAACATACAGGTTCATTAGCTATATCTGCATCAAAACAGAATTATGATTTAAATGCATGGGCAGCTGCTAGTGCAAGTTTAGATTCAGGAGATTCTATAGAAGTGAGAAAAGTATTTTACGAAGCACCTCCTGCTATTTTAAGATATTTTGATCCTTTTGCCGGTACTGGTACAGGATTACAATCATTAATGGATGCTTTTGACTTCGGTTCATTTAGTCCTGGAGTTAATTTCTTATTAATGCCTGCATCTTATGATGCTTTAAAGTTACAAGCTATTGAATTTAACGATCAAATAAGAAGATCAGCTTATTCATTTGAAATAGTAAATAATCAACTTAAATTATTCCCTATACCTCGTACGTCTGGTAACTTATATTTTGAATATTATAAGATGAGTGATAAAAAAGATGTTACTCCTGATGATAGTCAAGGTAATATTTCTACTGTATCAGAAGTTCCTTATAGTAATCCTGAATATGTTCAGATTAATAGTGTAGGAAGGCAGTGGATATTCCAATATACTTTAGCGTTAGCTAAAGAAATGTTAGGATATATTAGAGGTAAATATCAAACAGTACCTGTTCCTGGTTCAGAAGCTACATTAAATCAAGCAGACTTATTAGCTGATGCAAGAACTGAAAAAGAAAACCTATTAACTCAATTAAGAGACATGTTAGCTCAGACTTCAAGACAAGCTCAATTAGAAAGTCAAGCAGCTGAAGTAGAAAATGTTAATAAAACATTAGGAGGGGTACCAATGACAATTTATATAGGGTAATGAAGTTAGCAAATATAATAGAACAGATCGAATTCAACAAGTTTGAAGCTATGGCTAGAGTAATATACTCTGAAGATGCTAATCCTAAACAGTTAGATGACCTTTTAAGAGCTTTACCTGGTGTAACTACAGTAACTAATGCAGGTAATAACCCTGAATTACTAAGTAATACCTATAAAGTAGTGTTAGTAAGTCAAAAAGATGCTAAAGAAGCATTTGAATCGTTTAAAAGTAATGCAATAAACAAATATTCTGTTATAACTGACGTTCAGATAGCAGAAGAAACTATAGAAGATAAGTAATGTTATTTGGAAGTAATAGAGATTTCGATTTATTAGTACAAATTAATAGAGAACTATTAAAAGATATAGTAGAACAAGAGATTCTATATCATAAATTAAGTATAGCTGACTCAGAGATTAATTTATACGGAGAATCTATGCAGAAATCTTATTATACTGCGGTTAAACTTAATTGTTTAATAACTAGAGGCGACCAAGTAATAGATATTCAAGAATTTGGACCTAATTTAGGTAGAGAAGCATCATTTGCCTTTATTAGAAGGGATCTACAAGACGTAGACCTAGTAACAGAGGTAGGAGATATAATAGAGTGGCATAATGACTTCTATGAAGTAGACACAGTAAGAGAAAACCAGCTATTCTATGGTAGAGACAATAATTATAACCTTACTTCTTATGGAAGTAGGTATGGAGAGTCAATTTCTTTAATAGTTGATTGTCATCTTACTAGAGCTGATAGAGTAGGTATAAGAGAAGTAGTAAATAGATACTAAAATGGCAGGAAATAAACCAATACCAAAGAGTCAAGAGGAATTATCTATAAAAGTAGCAATTCCTTACAAGAATCCTGATACCGGAGTAGAAGTAAACCCTGGTCCAAGGGTGAATACTGCAAAAGACAGAGCGAATCAACGTAGTTTAAAG